CCCGCCAGATAGGTTCGCTGCTGGTCGAGCGCAGAGGTGGTGTCGTCGATCAGCCATTCCGTCGGCGCGGTGGTCTGCAGCAGGGCTGCGGCGATGAGGGCGGTGAACATGGTTCTACGATAGGCCTTGTTTCTCAGCTTCGTCCAGATGGTTGCTCCACCACGTCATCATCGCGCGGCGCTCTGCTAGATATTCCGCCGCATTGTATGCCGACCGCACAGCATCGCCGGGAACGTGGGCCAGTTGGCGTTCGATGACGTCGGCACGAAAGAGCCCGCTCTCGTTCGCCAGCGTGGAAGCGGTGCCTCGGAAACCGTGCACGGTCGCCCGCGAATGGTAGCCCATCCGATAGAGCGCATAGATCAGGGTGTTGGCGGACATCATGCCGCCCAGGACGCCAGGCGCGATGTACGCGCTGCCTCTTCCTGCCGCTTTGAGGCGGGCGAGGATCGCCTGCGACTGCGGGGTCAGGGGGACCAGGTGGTCGCGCGACATCTTCATACGTTCGGCCGGGATGCGCCACAGGTCGCCGTCGATCTCCGACCACTCGGCCCCTCGCACCTCGCCGGTCCGCGTCCAGGTGTGGATCAGGAACTCGAGCGCCAGCGGCGTGACCGGGTCGCCTTCGTATGCTCGCAACCTGCGGACGAACTCGGGCAGCTCGTTCGCCGGGAGCTTGGCCTGGTGCCGCACCCGGGGCGAAGGCTTGAGCGCGCCACGAAGATCTCCGGTCGGGTCACGCTCTGCTCGGCCGGTGGCGATGGCGTAGCGAAACACCTGCCCGCACGACTGACGCACGCGCTTCGCCATCTCCAAGGCGCCGCGCTCCTCGATCTTCCTGAGCATCGCCAGCACGTCGGGCGCTCCAATCGAGTCGATGGGCATGTCGCCGATGTGCGGATAAACGTCGTCGCGCAGGCGAGACCCGACGCGAAGGGCGTGTGCCGCCGCCCATCGTTCGTTCATGCCGCGCAGCCATTCGTCAGCGATGGTTCTGAACGTCTCGCCGTCGCCCGCCGCTCGTGCGCCTTCCGCGACCAGTCCGAGCGCAGGGTCAAGGCCGTTCGCTAGTTGGCGTTTCGCGGCCTCTGACTTCTCCCGGGCTTCGGTGATCCTGATCGCCGGATACGGGCCAAACGAGAGCAGCTTTTCCTTGCCGTTGAAGCGGTACTTCTGCCGCCACAGACGCGAACCGTTGGGCGTGACGTAAAGGTAGAGTCCGCCGCCGTCGGAAAGCTTGTAGGGCTTGTCCCGACCCTTCGCGTTTCGGCAGGTGGCGTCGCTGAGAGGCAT